TTACTGAGCCGTCAGACTCAATATCGACAAGCATATAGGCATCTAGTGCCTCGCCTGCTACGAAAGTGCGGGTATTGTTTTTTACAGTTGTTACTGACATGATAATTATAATTCAGTGATTAGACCTTGAAGATTTCTGGACGATCTTTGCCGAGGCGAAGGGTCGCTGCGAATTCTGAGATATTGTTTTCCTTTGCGAACTCGGAGATAACTTTAGCTCGGCTAGATTTACTTGGTTCGTAGATTTCTTCTTCTACAGATGAAACTTCGACCATTTTAGAGCCTTTAATAATAGACTCAAAGGCCAATACCTTATCGCTTAGTTCGTCTAGTTTAGCTCCTAAGCTTAAGTTTTCGTCTTTAACGACTTGAAATTCTTTGTCTTTCTCAACGATTACTTCATCTTTTTCTGACATTTCTTTTTCTATGTCTGAAATTTTAGATTTAATATCTTCAATTTCTTCTAGCTTGGAGGCAAGTTCCGCTTCAAGAGTAGACATGACATCTTCCTTTTCGCTTAACTTTATCTCAAGAGACTCAATTTGAGCCTCGGAATCGGTAACGCTAAGTGCAGCGTTTGTGGTTGCTTCCAGAAGCTTAGTGTTTTCAGCTTCTAAAACTTCGTTCCTTTCGGATAGTTCTAACTTGGTCATTTTATAGTATGGTTTAGATTTATTACTGGAGAATAGTCCTCGATCGTTTGCTGCTGGTGTGTCTACAAAGTCTGCACTTGAGACTTCCTCGGCTCTTATCGATGGATAGTCAAAAATTGCGTCGTCTGGTTGATCTACGGTGTAAACATCACCATGCGGAGTTGACCAGGCTGATTTAGCACTAAAAACAATAGATAATCCAAATCTCTCTGGCATTTTTTCGGCCATTTCAAATAAGCGATTGTATTCACGCTCGTCATCTTTCATGAAAGACTCGAATGCTTCAAAGTCAGCAAGTAAACGATTACCATCTTGCCTAAAGTTTCGAAACATACCAATTTCATTAGTTAGACGATCGGAAAACAAAGCACCGCTATGTGTAATATAAGCAGGTAACTTATCCCTAAGACTGCTAATAATAGTTTCGATTGATTGGTTATCAACGTAAAGCTCATGGCCTAGTGCAGGACCTGTAGAGATTAAGGAAACGCCGGTCATAAGACCATTCTTAGCGTTAACTTTTGTTTTGTTAATATCTTCAACCCCAAAGGCAAATTGCTTTAGTGAGTTAAATGATTTTGATTTTAATTCCATTATGCCTAGGATGTTGTTGTCAAGTTTGTAGATTCGCCAATCATTTCTTCATAGCTTCCGCTCATTGAAGTTTGGAATGGATTTATTAGTTCTCGCCAGTCTAAGTCGTTTTCAGATGCGATCTTTTTCGCTTCTTTAATGTTTTGTGCCTTTCTTATTAAAACCTCCTGAGCAGTGTATCCGAACGGGGCAGTAATATCATCTAATGACATTGCACCAGCTCTAAAGTACTCCATGTCCGATTTAACTTGCGCTGATTTGTTTATCCAACGGAAGGCTGGACGTTGCCAACGAACGCCAAATGGTGAAATAGCATTTGAAATGTCTACCACATTTTTAGCAATCACCTGAGATAACCAACGCCGATAAAGTTTGTCCATTACCTTAATAAGATCGGATTGGTAGCTTTCTACTGTTTGTTGATATTGTAATACAACACCTTGGGAAGCTGAGAATGAAGATCCTCCAATTTCCATCAGTAGAAACTCTAGTGGAATACCAACTGCACTTCCAACCTTGCGTAGAAGATAGCTAACCCATTGAATCCCATCAACATTTGGACGTCCATTCGATGAAATAACGGAAACGTCTTCACCTGGCTCCATGTAGTGGAATTGGCCAGGTTCAAATTGCTCTAAGTTACTACCACTGTCTTGGCTACCAGCATCCATTCTATTCTGCAGCTCAAACTCGTAACTACTTTCACGCTTAACCGCCACGGAAAGGGAAGCACTAACCTTTGCTGCCATCATCTCTACGCGGTCGTATTCGTCACAGTCTTGAAGGGTATTGATAACAGGCGCGAGCTCCGGTGTGCCGCGATATTGGTTAGGTCTCATGCGACGTAGGAAGGGAATAAAGTCCTTCGCTGGTATCTGTCGGAAGTCTCTAAGTGTACCGGATACTCGGTTTCCAACTGCATAGGAGATTGGCTTGCCTACCTTGTTAATCTCGACGCCATTTTGGAAGCTAGATTCTTCGTTGGTGGTAGTTTCCCCGGATGGATTGCCAATTCGACTTCCATCAATAAACTGAACCTTGCCGTCTCCCATTATCAATCCGGAGTCTCCGTAGAAAAGGAGGGAGTCAATCATTTGCTGTTGAAGCTCTCTCATGTCTAGCTGACCCGTAATCTCTGGGGAGCTTGCAAACTCTTTCCATTGATCTAGGATAGCTGCATCGACCGCATCGTCCCCCGTCGCAGGCTGTGGAATTAACCCACGCCCTACAATGTCTGCTTTTCGCAATCGAGATAAAGAAGCAACGACTGGGTTGTTCCGCCTGAACTCTAAGCAGGTCGAAATCATTCGATCCCTATCGTATGAAGGTAGCTCTAACTCTTCGCTTCGAATTGGCTGACTGCCACGGCTTGCACGGTATCGGGTATTTTTAACCGCGTCGTATGCTTGAAAAGCTTTCCAGAATTGCTTAGCAGCAAATCGGAACTTGGATATGTTTGTTTTTTTCTTAGCCATTGTAGTTAATTAAATCGATTCGGTTTCTTCCACGAAATCCAAGTGTTCGATCTTTTAAAGCAATTAACTTATCAAGCCTTTCTACTTGACTAAGTAAGTCTCCCACGTCGGCCAGAGAGAATGTTTGGTCGCCTATACTATAAGAAGTAACACCTTCCTCCGCAAGCTTTCCAATTGCAAGTAGAAGTTTGTCTCTGATAGATACCAGTTGAGAAGTGGTTGTTAAGGATGCCATCTTAACATTCAATTCTTTGTCAACTTAGTCAAATACGCAAAAAGGCCGACTCGAATAGGAAAATACCAATAAACCCAAACGAGTCGGCCTACGCCGAACTTAATCTAAAAACTTTGTTATCCTATTATTAAATGATTATTGGAATCTAAGCTTGCTACCAAGTAATTATCATCGCGGTAAAAGTAGCCAGGAACCTTAGTATCTTTTAACTTTAAAAAATCGCATAGGATGTCACGTGCTTGCTTCCTACTAAGCGAAACTCGTGAATCGTGGCAATCCCCAAGGAGAATAATAGCTTCACGCGAGTGTGAATCGCGAATTGCATTTAAAAGTGTTATACTCATCGTCTTATAAAAAAAGTTTAAGCTAAGTTGCGAGCAGTGCAGGAAATGAATTTAATGTCGACTTCGTCCATTGGGTCAAATGCCATGGCGTATTCGATAGCAGCCTTGCGTCCCTTAAAGCCGACGTTTCTCTCGATGATTTTGCCGGAGACTGAGTAAGCGACGGTCCAAAACCTACATTCTTGGCAAGTATGCTCGGGCTTAAGAACGGAGCTAGAAGGTAAATCGCCAGCGTAGGTGTCGGCGATGTAAAGCGATCCGTCGCGGACTTCGATATCGCTAGAGAATGCAATCTCTTGCTGCTCGAAGCTGCCTTGAACGCTGCACCAGTAGTTGCGAGCGCCGACGTGAACGGCTCGAGAGCCAACGATAATATATTCGTGCTTTTGCCAATGCTGAGGGCGATTGTTAAATGTGACGAAAAGGGTTCGACCTTCGAGAGGGTGGGTGTAGTCTGATAGTTTCATATTATTAATTATTGATAGAGGTGAAAATGTGGCCCGCTCCGTTTAGGAGCGAGCCAATTTTCGGGTGGGTTAGAAGTTTGCGACGAATAATGCTGGATTAGTTAATTGGGCCTTTGCGATTTTCTTGCGGTTAGAAGAGCAGTTTTTAACGTTTTGGATTATTGTAATCTCGTCTTTAAGCATTAAGCAAAGTTCAGTGGAGCCGGAAAGTGTGGCACCGAATGGGCTAAATGCATTAAGCAGGCGAATGTCACACTGATAGTAGTAAATGACTGTTTTGCGTCCATATTGCTCGATGACGTGAAAAGTTTGCTCTGAAGCATCTTTTTCAGTGCGTTTAACTTCGAGGTCAAAAGCAGTTGGATTGTAGTCTCTATTTAAACCACCGGCAGCGTCGATTGCGGAAGTGAGTGTTGTGTGAGTCGAGATGATGGATATGTTGTTCATAGTATTTTTTATTGATTGATTATTATTAATGTATCTTAGATTAAGATAGGAAGACTGTACCATAAAAAACCAACCTTGAGAACCCCCTATTTTGAATTATTTCAAATTTTATTCAAACCCACACCCAATGGGTACTAAAAAAGGATCCTCGAGTAGAAGATCCTTTAGAAGTGTTAAT